AGCGGGGCATGTTCGCAGGCCCTATGTCCCCAGAGACAATGAACAGCGGCATCATGGCCGGGTTCTCCGATGCAGGCGACATGGAGGGCGAGGACGGCGAAGAAGAGGAAGGTCCGGAGTACGGCGAATCCGAGGATATGGGCGACGAAGAGATGTCCCCCATGGCCCGCACGCCACAGAATCCTGAGATCCTGATGAATACCTTGCGCGGTGATATGCGCTCGGTAAATGCCCGCTACATGGAACTGGCTCAGATGGTTGGCCAAGAAGCGGCTGATCAGACTCCGCCTGAAGTTCTTGCAATGCTGATGGGCCAGATGGGCCAGCAAGCCGGTATCGGTGCGCTGCCACAGGCCGAAGCAATGCAGCCTCCTCCAATGCCCGGTGAAGCACCAATGGGTGCGGGTGCTCCCCAGATGCCGCCTCCCGGCATGGAGGGCATGCCCCCTTTTCCACAGGGCGGGGCTGAAGAGGCTCCGCCTACCCCAGACGGCATGCCGCCGCAAATGGCAGCGGTTGGTGGTTTGATGTCGGCCGGCCAGCGGTTGGCGCAATACGGCACTCGCGGAGCAGAGGCCGTGGGCCGTGGCGCAACAGCCGCTAACCAGTATCTGGGCAATCTGCTGATGTCGGCCCAGCCAACAATGCAGCGTATGATCGGCCCCGATGGCCGGCCGCTGACAGTGCAGGGCCGTGAGACCCTGTTGCAGAGCCCTGCCGGCCTGATTACTCAGGGAGCCGGTACTCGCCTTGCACCCTACTCGAGCATGGGCCCACTGACCGCGCCTACCCTGACTCAGGGCATTGGTACAGCCATTGCCCAAGGCGCAGAACGCTTTCCACGGGCTGCTCAAGCTTTGCGGACCATGTTCCCTGTGGCAGGTCTGGCAGCAGGCGCAGCTCAATCTATTGGCGGACGCCAAGAAGTGTCTCCAGCGGACGCTGCCGAGCAAGAACGCATGCAAGGTCTCTTGGGCCAGATTCCTACAACGGGCTATCCAACTGCTGCTGCCGAGCAAGAGCGCATGCAAAACCTCTTGTCTCAGATACCAACGACGGGCTATCCGCCTGCTCCAATGCGCCCGGGTGAGCCTCCACGGCCCGCGGCTCAAGCGCCTGCGCCTGCTTTTGCACCTGTTGTTGCGCCTGCTGCTGCCGCTGAAGTTCCTGCTGAAGTGCCCCCTGCTGAAGTTGCGGCGGGCCCTGTTCCTCCGGAAGATACTGCTACCTTCATTAAGTCTGCTTTGAAAGAAAAGAGCAAGATTGAACGAATTAAGGAAGCTCAAAAAGAGTACGCCCCGTTGTTCAAGGAACTTATTGGGGATGACTCCGAATCAACAAAAACCAATGCTTTGCTGCTGTTGGCTGAAGCCGGGTTTAAGTTGGCCGGTTCTACCAAACCAACCTTTGCAATGGCTGTTGGTGAAGCGGCTGGTGGCATTCCACGTGGTTTTGCTGCCCTCATGGCTCAGGCAAAAGATCGTGATGTCAAGATCAACACTGCAACTCTCCAGCAAGCCATCACGGATATTGAAGGACAGGATAAGGCTGCTCAGGCGTTCAAAATGGCTATCCTCAAGGGTGACTTTGACCTCCTTAAAGAGCAGGCCAAAAAAGGCGGGGTAGTTATTGAGGACGGTGGTGGCGGAGCCCGTCTCAGCAAGACCAAAGGCGGGAGCTTCTTGGGCGTCTCGATTGACCCCAACGATCCAACCGTCAAGAGCGCTGTTGCCAGCCGCTTTACCTTGCGTGATACTGACAATCCATTTGTCGAGAACCGCGGAGCAGCGCCAACATCGGTGGAAACCGACAAGGCCGAGCGTATCAAGCTCACCAGCACGCTGCGCTCACTGGACAACAGTCTGTCCACGCTGGACAACCTCAAAGGCACCTACACAGGTGCATACGGTCCCGGTACGTGGTTCACGGACAAGGTCAACAACCTGATCGTTCCAGTGTCCGGCGGCTTGGTTCGCCCTGATGTCAATGTGGCCGACACAGCGACCCGAATCAACACAGGTCTGAACTCGATCCTGAAGAACATTGCTTCGGCAAACGATTCTGGCCGGGTTGCTGTGCAGGAACAAGAATGGGTCCGTGAGAATGCAAAGGGCATCTCCAATCCAACGGGCTTCTTCCAGAACAAGGAACTGGCTGCCAAGGGTTTTGCCAGCACTGAGACCATGCTGCGTAATGCTCGCCAGCAGGTTTTGACCCAGTTGGGCTACGAGGGCAATGACTTCGTTATGCAGACCCCGAATACAGGTACGCAGAACGATCCGTTCACGATCAGTGCTGATCCTGCGGATCAAAAGCGGATGTTCACCTTCTTGGGCAGCACCATTGGTAAACTGCAGGATCCAAAAGCCACTGTGTATCTGAGGATGCCAGATGGCCGTGTTGATGCCTTCAACCCGACGCAACTCCGAGGCCTGCTTCCAAAATGATCATTCAAAATACCCGCGGCGAGATGGTTGACCTGACTACTGGTCAGGTTGTAGGCGCACCAGAAGGAGCCACTCCAGCAGCGGCTGCTCCTGTTGATGCACGCAAACCAACGGGTGTTGATCAGGAAACGATGGGCAGCGATAAGGTCATGGGTCTTGTCAACAACCTGTCTTGGGGCTTTAACTCTGCACTTTTTGCCCTTCCCGATATGGCCCAGCGCGGTATTGGCGCAGCCATGGGCTTGGACAAGGATCAGGTTTTCCAGTTTACAAAGCTGTTCAATCGAGGTGAGAAAACCCCAGTCAATTCTGGCGAGCGTTATGCCCGTGCCATTGGCGAAGGCATCGGCGGCACCATGCCCATCACCGGTGTTCTGGGCTATGCAGCGGCCGTGTCCCCTGTTGTTCGTATGGCTAAACCCGGGGCGGGCGTGCTCAAGGGAATTGCAGACGACGCCATCAGCTTTGTCCAGAAGTCCCCCAAGCTTGCCGCTGCTATGGATGTAGCATTCAGCGCAGGCTACGAGACCATGCGTCAGGGCATTGAAGAAAATGTTTCGGACGACAACGAATACAAGAGCCTTTACAAGGAACTCCTGCCAGCGGCAGCGTTCATGGGCGTTCCTCTGGCCGCGGCCAATCTTCCTTCGGTCCGCGCAGCGGGCTTCCTGAAAAAGAAGATCGAAGGCGCTTCCTCTGGCATGGGCGAGATCGAGAAAGAAGTGATGTCCGGCCTGCCCGGTGTGTACAAGCTTCCCTTGGTAAAAATCGTTCCAACCGTCTTGATGAAAAACGCCGAGCGCAAACTGGCTCAGGTGTTTGGCCCGATCTCCGAGAGCCCCGAAGCGCAGCAGGCCCTTAAACAACTCGAAGCAGCCATGGCCGATCCCCGCGTGGGCGAGGCAGGCTTTATGTTTGATGCGGCCGAAAGCACAATGTACAGCCCGCTGGTTCAGCGCAAGGCGGAACTCTTGCAGCAGCTTGGGCCCAAGGAACTCGAGTCCACCAAGCAGCGGATCAACGAGAACCAGAAGAAACTCCAGAACCTGTTTCAGTCGTTCTCCCCACAGGCTCGTCAGCCCGTGGAAGATGCGTTCCGCGCTGCGCAGGCAGAGCGCCAGAGCTTCTTTGAGAACCTCCTGAAGCAGCAAAAGGACATGTCTGAGGCGGAGGTCGCCGCGGTGTCCGAGCGCCTCGGGCCACAGAACATCGACATGCTCAACGACGAGCTGCGTGGCGTTTTGATGGCCCGCATGGAAATGGATTCGGTAGGACGGGAAAAGATCCTGTCCCGCATGGGCCTGCGCCAAGGCGTCTCCGAAGAGGGCCTGCCGGTAGCCACCCGTGACAACGGAAAATCGCTGTTCCCTGCACGCGATATGGAGCAGGCTGCTGTTTCCCTCATCGAGAAGTACAAGCCCGAGCGGCCATCGATGTACGTCAAGACCCCTGAGCCGATCCGCTTGCTTGAGCGTTTTGTCCAGAGCCAACAGGTCGCCCGTGATCAGATGGAAAGCAAGATGGTTACGCAGCTGGCTGACCAAGCCATCAGCGAGCAACTGCGCAATGTAGGAACAGACCTACCCGCTGACTTCCAGAAAGCCCTGCGCGACTCCATCATGACGGTAGTCCGCGGAGAAAAAGCCAAGGGCCGACGCCGTGGCGTTTCAATGGCGGACCTCGGAGCAGCCCCCGATGCCCAAGGCAATATCGCTGTTGCCACCGGTATCCCCGGCCGCAGGATCATCGTCAACCCAGAGCAGATCCGTGCCGATGCAAAGCGTATTGCAGAGGCTGATACCGGCATTGACATCAACCTACCAGAGGCGCTGGACTACCTGCAGTCGGCCATTCGCTTCCGTAATGATTCGCTCTCGACCTACAACAATGCCATGGGCCAAGGGCGTACACGCATCACTGATGCGCAGCGCTACCTTGACACCGGTGACGCTGTCTTCAAGGACATCGAAGGCCTGATCCTGCAACACGTGCCCAAGATTCGTAATGAGTACGAGGGCATGAAGATGGTGCTCGATGACTATCGGGCCGGCTACGAGCAGAGCCTTCCGCTGCTCATGGCCCAGAAGAAGGGCAAAGGCGACGAGTTCCTGCTGCCCAACGAAGCCCTGATGCAAAAAGCGTTTGCCAGTGCGGACAACCTGCGCCAGTTGCAGATCTCCTTGATGAATTCCCCTGAAGCCGGCGCTCTGGTTGAGCGCGGTGCAGTGGACTGGATGCGCAGCAAGGGTGTTGTCAATGCGGACGGTTTGGTGGATCCCAAAAAGATTCGTCAGGTGTTGGACAAGAACAGAAACATCGTCGAAGCCCTGCCTGAGACTGTCCGCACCAAACTGCAAGACGAAGTCCAGCTGGCCGAGGATTATGTTGCACGGCTCGGGGAACTGGACGCCCGCCGGGTCAATGCAAAGAACAATGAGCTTGACAGTATCTTGGCTAAGGCTGTTCGCCCTGACGCCAACGCGGCCAACATCATGGAGACTGCCCTCCGGGATCCAGCCACCATGCGGGTGCTGGTCGATCAGCTGGGCAAGGATCCAGAGAATCTGGCTGCCCTTCGCCGCTCCGTTTACGGCATCGCCACCGAAGGCGCTCAGGGCGGTGGGGCACTGAGGACGTTCATCGACAAGAACGAGAAGTCCTTGGGCGTGCTGTTCAAGGACACCAATCACCTGAACGATCTGAAGACGCTGGCCGACTTGCAGCGCCGGGTCAATGCCTTTGCTGATGTCACTGGACAGATCCCTGCGTTCGAGTCGCTGGATGAGTCCCTGAAGCGTGTTTTTGGCTCCGGTATCCAGTACCTAACAACCACTGCCCGCGAAGCGGCTGTGGGCCGTATCAACCCCACCACGGGTGCATTGGCACTGATGGTTCGCTTGACCGGCAGCTTGGAAAACCAGCTGTACCAGCGGATCTTTACCAAGGCACTGGAAGATCCAGCCTTTGCCAAGCGCATCACACAGGTAGGCACGCCGGCAGAGGCCAAGGCTGTTGCAGCGGAGTTGGAAAAGATTGGTATCAGCCCAACGAAATACGTTCCCACGCCGGTTCGTATTACAGCAATGGAGGCAGCGCAGGCGGCTCAAGATGAAGAGACCGCGGCCCGAGTGCCACAGCGCCAAGCTGAGACCGCTCGCCAGATGCTTCAGCGCACACTGCCTGTTGCTCCTCCGACCCGTGGAACGAGCTTTAACCCACGTCTGCCAACCACTGCGCCGGCAGCTCCCGCTACGGGTGGTGGTGTTAATCTTATGTATCCGGCGCTGTTCCCGAACGATCCAATCAGCGGCCTGCTCCAGCAGCGCCAAGCTGCAATGCAGCGTCCAGCGCAGTAAGTTTCGTAGTTGTCATTGAGTTTCTCCCTCGATGATTTTTGGCTCCGGCGGCTCGTCCCCCGGAGCCTTTTTTTGGCTTAGGAAAAGATCGACCCGGCGCATCCACTGATCCTTGTACAGCTGGAATTCCCTGCCGCAGGTGACGAACTCCTTGGTCTCGCCATCCTGCGCCACCATCATGATCACGCCCTGATTGATCTGTGTCCCGTGAACAATGTTGTGGGCGCAAGCGTAGGCTGCCAACTGCACGAAGTAGTCCTCGATCCATGCACGCTGCTTCATGCGATTGGTCTGCTTGAAGTCAATGATGGACTCCTCATCCCGGTACACACCAATGCAGTCAGAGGTGCCTGCGTACTTCTCAGGATAGAACAGCGGAATCTCCGCGCCCCACACTTCCTTGACATGCGGGAAGAACGTCTCGATGAGCTTGTAGCCCATCCAGTAGCCTTTGACCGCGAACCACGTACGAGGAGACGGCAGGTCCCTGTTCAGCAGCAGACGCTCCACGACGTTGTGCATGTGTGTGCCAACCAGCGCCGCGTCATTGGAGACCTTTTTCGCCTGCTCTGCACCAACCCTCGCGGCCCAAGAATCAAGGGCCTTGGTGTCTTTGGTTCCCGACAGGATGGTCGTGACGCTGGGGACATGTACATTTTTTTCGATTTCGTATACACGTCCCGTGGATAGGTCCAATCTTTCGATATTTTTGTACACGTAGCGCTTGCGAATGGGGATAAGTTGCATCAGATGAGCCAGTCTTTGAGGTCTTCGCCAAGCACTTCGCTGGCGATATTGATTTTGTTTCTAAGCGCCTTGACGATGTGTTCGTCCACCGTGTCAGGCGTGATCAGATCGATGTAGGTTACTTTGCTGGTCTGGCCGATACGGTGAGCACGGTCCTCGGATTGAAGGCGCACTTCAAGATCGAAGCTGTTGCTGTAGTAGATCACCACTGTAGCCGCAGTCAAGGTCAGGCCGTAGCCACCGGTGCGGGGATTGCCCACGAAAAAGCGTAAGTCATCGTCCGGGTCCTGAAAGCGAGTGACGATATTCTGGCGCTCTTCTGCCTCTGTGTCACCGAAGTAGGTGGCCACGCTGGTCATGCCGTATTCCTTCTGGATCGCGTGCTTGATCTTCTCGATATCCTTGCGGTAGTTGGCCCAGATGATTACCTTGCTGTTGGTCTCTGACAGGCAGCCCATCAGCTCTGTGATCCGGTTGGACGGAAGATCAAACTCTTGGCCATCATCGAACTTGCCGTGCCCACAAACAATCTGGTGCAGCCGCATCAATTGGGTCAGCGCATTGTTGGTGGACATGAGTTCGCCATCTATCTGAGCCAGTGCCATGAACTTCATCTGGTCATAGGCCTTTCTCTGCTCGTCGGTGAGTTCCACATCCCTTCGGGTGTAGACCTTGTCAGGCAGGTCCAAGCACTCTTCCTTGGTCACCCGAAAAGCAAATGCATCGAGCTTTTCCTGCAACTCATCCAAGCGGCGGTAGCCTACGATCTGCTTGAAGGTGTGGGTAGGCATCCTGCGCTCAACAAGGATCGCGTACCGGGCTTGGAAGGCGTAGTAGCTGCTGGCGTTCAGGCAGTCTGGGCCAAGAAACTCGCACTGGGAATACAGGTCCAGCGGGCTCTTTGTCACGGGGGATCCTGTGGCAATCCTCCTGTACCGCGCATCACGGCCCACCTTGATAATTCCTTTGGTTCTTTTGGCCGTTGGGGTCTTGATGGTTGTAGACTCGTCGATAGCCATGAAGGCATTTGTCACGCGCAGGAACGTCCGCGCATACGACAGGCCTTTCTCCGTGCTGAATGCCTCGATGTTCATGATCAGAATGCGCAAGTCATCCACAGCGTTGAGCATCACCTCCATCTCCAGCTTTTCGGCCTTCCTCGGTGAGGGTGACCAGCACGCCATCTTGTAGGACACATGGTCGGGCATGTGCTTTGGCAACTCGGATCTGTACCAATTGCGGTACACGCCTTTAGGCGCTACGATCAGCATCGCATTGATTTTTCCCTTGTCATACAGCATCGAAGCATTGTTGATAAGCATGAAGCTTTTCCCAGTGCCCATCTCGGCAAACAGGGCGACTTCCTTGTCCTCCCAGAAGCGTTCAAGGTACGCTGCTTGGTGGTCAAAGGGCTTGTTTTTGAACGGATACCGCTCGAGGAACAGGTCTGACATAAATTTCTTTCTTTCTTTCTGGTTGCAGGTGTTGACAACCTGAAATTCTATTGTACACTCAAAGCACGCACAAAGAAAGGATAGCGTAATTATGAACAAAGTCTATGTAGTTCAAGAGATGCCCAACCACGATATTGCCTCGGCAATGAGGTTCGGAGAAATTGACATCTTGCTCCCATCCAACACCCAAATTGCTTTCTCCACAGTCCCGACGGTTCGTCGGCTGCGGCGCAAGTTGAGGGAGTACGGTGACAACGATTTCCTGTTGTTGACAGGTGACCCTGTGGCTATCGGCTTGGCCTGCGCGATAGCTGCTTTCTATAACTCTGGCCGATACACCGCCTTAAAATGGGACCGCCGCGAGCGGATGTACATCCCAGTTAAGATTGACATAACCGAGAAAGGAGAAAGTGATGAGTGATATCAATTCCATGTTCGAGGACGACGCAGGAGCGTTGACCGTCAAGAACGAAGACCTCACCTCTGTGGGTGCTTTGGCCAAACGGGCCAAGGAACTTGAGAAAGAGATCGATGAACTTGACGCATCTCTCAAGGAGCGTAAAGAGCAGCAGCGCAAGCTTTTGGAAGAAGCCATCCCCGGCATGCTTGCAGAGCTGGGCATGTCGTCCTTCAAGATGGCTGACGGCAGCCAGATCGACATCAAACCCTTCTACAGCGCCAGCATCAAAGAAGAAAACCGTGCCCAAGCCTTCGAGTGGCTGCGCAAACACGGGTTCGACGACATCATCAAGAATACAGTGTCCGTTCGTTTTGGTCGTGGTGAAGACGACCTTTGCGACACACTCCTAAACCATCTGCGTGAGCAAAACTATCCGGTTGAGCAAGCGCAGAAGGTCGAGCCCCAAACCCTCAAGGCTTGGGTGCGCGAACAGGTGGAACGCGGTAACGAGTTCCCCACAGAACTTTTTGGTGCCTACGTTGGCCAAAAAGCGACCATCAAATCAGCATGAACCAAGGAAATTAATCATGGCCAAAAATGAAGTAGCAATCAAGTCCAACACCGAGTTGGCACTGCAAGGTGATTTCGAGCAGGATGCAGCAAGTGGTTTTGAAGGTATGGGTCAGGAAGACTTTGCGCTCCCGTTCCTGCGCCTGCTGACCAACACATCCCCTGAAGTGGGTGAAGTTGATGGTGCCCTCCCCGGCATGATCTACAACACCGTCACAGGCGAGTTGCATGACGGCAAGAAAGGCATCACTGTCATTCCAACCAACTACGTGCGCCAGTACATTGAATGGGCACCACGGGGCTCCGGCAGCGGCGCTCCCATCACGATTTACCCTGCCACCAGCGACATCCTTACGCACACTCACCGCGAGCCGGGTGACAACAAGGACTATCTGGACAACGGGAACTATATCGAGAACACTGCCAACCATTACGTGATGGTCATCGGCGAGTCAGGCATGCCTGAGCCGGCCCTGATCAGCATGAAGTCCACCCAGCTGAAGAAAAGCCGCAAGTGGAATTCGATGATGATGTCTACGAAGATGATGGGCAAGAACGGCCCGTTCCAGCCTCCTATGTACAGCCAGCTGTACCGCCTGACCACGCAAGCCGAGTCCAACGACAAGGGCAAGTGGTTCGGCTGGGAAGTGGAGAAGATCGGTCCTGTCGAAGACATGAACATCTACCAAGCTGCCAAGTCTTTTGCTACCCAGATCAACTCTGGCGCAGTCAAGGTCAAGCACGAAGGTGAGATGATGCCGGACCAAGGTCCAGCGCCGTTCTGAGATTGAGTTTCGGGGGGAAAGCGGATGCTGGCACTGGGGGTTCCCGGTGATGCAACCAGACGCAGCGAGTACCCCCACCTTTTACGGGGCCGAAAGCAGAAGTAGGAAATGAAATTCAGAAGCCCGCAAAGCACTCTGTAGCGAGGCAATACCTGACTAATCAGCTGTAACCGTCAGTGAGCAGACGCCGATAGCATTTCCTGCCGAAGTAAGTAGGCCCCACCCGCATAGAGAGAATAGATGACCGATATCACACAATTCAAGGCAATATTCAGCGGTCTGGATATTGCCTATGGCACTTACAAAATCAAATCGGAGCGTGGTGATGGAAAACAAGCTGGACAAGCTACTGTCGTTCGTAAACCGCCGGTTGACGAGCTTTGGACTCGACACCTCGAAGGGGTCGAGCCGTCTCTTGGCATTATTCCTATTCGTGCCGATAACAGCTGCATTTGGGGTTGTATCGATATTGACCAATATCCGATTGATCATAAAGGCCTCGTCGAAAAAGTAGCAGCGCTCAAGTTGCCGCTTGTCGTATGTCGTAGCAAATCCGGAGGTGCCCATGTATTCTTGTTTACAAAAGAGCCTACACCAGCGGCGGACTTCCAGCGCTATCTCAAAAATGCTGCGTCGTTACTTGGCGAGGCCGGCCGTGAAATATTTCCGAAGCAAGCGCAGATCCTTGTCGAGCGAGGAGACACCGGCAACTTCCTTAACCTCCCGTATTTCGGAGGGGATGCAGGAACGCGCTACGCATTTAATTTGGATGGTTCGGCAGCGACTCTTGACGAGTTCTACGCGCTCCACGCAGCCAATGTGCAAGAGCCGGGTTTTGCTTTCCCTGAGCCACCAAAAGCACCGGATTCTCCTATCAAAGACGGGCCCCCTTGCCTCCAAGCGCTCTGCACGCAAGGCATCCCCGAAGGCGGTAGGAACAACGCTCTCTTCAATATTGGGATCTACCTTAAAAAGGCTTACCCCTCGGGCTGGGAGGATCAGCTCATCGATCACAATTTCAAATACATTTCGCCACCTCTACCCAACAACGAGGCGCAACTGATCCTCAAGCAGGTCGGCAAAAAAGAGTACCACTACAAGTGCAAAGACGCACCACTGAATTCGTTCTGCAACAGCGGCCTGTGCCGCACCCGTAAGCACGGCATCGGCAACAAGGGCCCAGACGCACCGGAAGTCTCAGCCCTGTCCAAATACGCCAGCGAGCCACCACTGTGGTTCCTCGATGTCAACGGTCACCGCATCGAGCTTGAGACCGACAGCCTGTTCAACCAGATGGCTTTTCAAAAGGCCTGCCTCGAGCGCCTGAACCTACTGCCGCCTACCCTGCGCAAGCAGGACTGGGAGCACATGCTCAACGCACTGCTTAAAGAGATGATCGAGACAGAGCAGATTGTTGTGGCCAGCGAGGACACCAGCGTCACCGGCCGCTTCTTGGACCTGCTCGAAGAATTCACCGCCCACATGCAGCAAGCCATGGACCGCGACGAGATCATCATGGGCCGGCCTTGGACAGACGACGAGGAAGCCAAGACCTACTTCCGGATGAAGGACCTCGAGGCGCATCTGAAACGCAACAACTTCATTGGCCTCACGGCCCCGAAGATCGCTGCGCGGATCAGGGACCTCGGTGGCGAGCCCATGAGCCTGTTCCTCAAGGGCAGGACCATCCGCTGCTGGCGCATCCCCCGATTTGAAAAGCAGGACGCACCGTTCACCACACAAACCGTACGCACCGAAGGGAGCCCATTTTGACACTCAAGATTGATGGATACGACGACGCAATCATTGGCCCCGCACTGATCTGGGACGGCCACGGCCGAAGGATCTCGGTGCTGGTCTACAGCGCAGAGCAAATCCGCTCGATACTCATGGACCGCGACGGCATGGACGAGGAAGAAGCTAGAGAGTTCATCGAGTTCAATATCGAGGGCGCTTACATGGGGCCACACACCCCAGTGGTGGTTTGGCAAGATGACCTGTACGACGAAGCCGAAGATGACTACTGTCCATAAGGTCTTCGGCCCTCCGGGCAGTGGCAAGACCACCTACCTGCTCAACGTAGTTGACAGGGAACTGACAGCAGGGATTTCACCTGCAAGTATTGGCTACTTTTCTTTCACCAGAAAGGCTGCCAACGAGGCACGGGACCGTGCTGTCAGCAAATTTCCTGCGCTGAACGCCAAGACGGACTTCCCGTACTTTCGCACCCTGCACTCGCTGGCCTTTCATGCGCTCAATACGCGCACGGATGACATCATGCAGGCAGAGCACTTTCGAGAGTTTGCAGCTCAGGCAGGCATCGAGCTGTCCACCTCACGCGACGAAGAGGACGCGGTGGTCAAGGCCGACAACCCGATCCTCAACGAGATCAACTTGGCACGCATCCGCGGCATTGACCTGAAGACCCACTACAACCAGTCTGGGCTGGATATCGAGTGGTACCACTTTGAGTTTGTCGAGCGCACCTACCGCCACTACAAGCAAAGCCGAAGTCTTCTGGACTTCACCGACCTGCTGGAGATGATCTGCGCCAATCCATCCCGCCTGCCCCTGCTCGAGTGCCTGATCGTGGACGAGGCGCAAGATTTGTCCCGCCTTCAATGGAATCTTGTCGAAGCGCTGGCCCAACGATCAAAGCGCGTCTTCATTGCCGGCGACGACGACCAAGCGGTCTTCACGTGGGCCGGAGCCGATGTCAAAAGCTTCTTGGCCTACAGCGGCGAGATCACCGTCCTCAACCAGTCCTACCGCGTCCCTCTAAGCGTCCACCATCTGGCCGACAACATCGTTCAGCGTATCGGTGAGCGCCAAGAAAAGACGTGGAAGGCACGGGACTACGAGGGCGGTGTCTACACGTACTACCGCCATGAAGACATACCCGTGGACCAAGGACAGTGGCTGATCATGGCATCCACCAACTACATGCTCAATCCGATCCATGACTGGCTCAAATCCATGGGCGTCTTATTCGAGCGTAACGGCGTTCCAAGCCTGCCCGAGGGGGTAGCCAGCGCCGTGGTCGATTGGGAGCGCCTGCGCAAGGGCCAAGAGGTCTCTGGCACGTCTATACGCAACATCTACCGGCTGCTGGGCACCAATGTGGCCAAAGGCTTTCGTACGCTACGTGGATTTGACGAAAACGGGTTTTACGACATAGAAGAGCTGATGCGGGACCACGGCCTGTTGGTGCAGAGTGTCTGGCATGAAGCGCTGATGAAGATATCCGACGACAAGCGGGAGTACCTGATCGCGCTGCTGCGGCGGGGCACCAAGCTCTCCGAGCCGGTCCGCATCAAGGTCTCCACCATCCACGGAGCAAAAGGCGGGGAGGCGGACAATGTCATGCTGCTCATGGACCTTTCCCCGAGGTTTGCCAAAGAGTACGCCACCAATGCCGATAACATCCACCGCCTGTTTTACGTAGGCGTTACCCGTGCCAAGCAGACGCTGCATCTGGTTCTTCCAAAACAAATAGAAAAAGGCTTTCGGCTATGAGAACCCTGCCCATGTTCCCCATCAACTCCGAGTGGGTTGCACCGCAAACTTTCCCTAACCTTTCCACAGCCAAAGAGATCGCCATCGATCTGGAAACGTGCGACCCGAACCTCGAATCCTTCGGTCCCGGCTGGCCCCGCAACGATGGGTATCCTGTGGGATACGCCGTGGCTGTTGACGGCTGGTCCGGCTACTTCCCCGTGGCCCATGAGGGCGGCGGCAACCTTGACAAGCGCATGGTTGAAAAGTGGATGAAAGATGTCATGACTACGCAAGCCGACAAGATCATGCACAACGCGGCGTACGACATCGGCTGGATGCGGGCTGCCGGCATTGACAAGATCAACGGCCGGATCATCGACACCATGCTGGCAGCGCCCGTGCTCGACGAGAACCGCTTCTCCTACAGCCTGAATTCTCTGGGCTTTGACTACCTCAAAGAGATCAAGAGTGAGCAGGGCCTAAAGCAGGCGGCTGCCGACTTTGGGGTTCACCCCAAGAAGGAACTGTGGAAGTTGCCGGCCATGTATGTAGGAGAGTACGCCGAGCAAGACGCAGCGCTTACCCTCAAGCTCTGGCAGCACTTCAAGATCAAGCTCAAGCAAGATGAGTGCGAAGCCATCTTTGATCTTGAGACGCGGGTCTTTCCTGCCCTCTTGGACATGACCAGCCGCGGCATCCGCTTTGACCGTGTCAAGTGCGAGCGCCTGATCGGCCAGTTGCAAAAGAGGGAGACCGAGATCTACAAGGAGATGCGCAACATGGCGGGGCAAAGCGTAGACATCTGGACCGCCCAGAGCATTGCGCTGGCCTTTGACCGCCTGAACCTGCGCTACGCCAAGACCGATGCCGGAGCACCGAGCTTTACCAAGGGCTTCTTGGACGGATGCGACCACCCGATTGCCAAGCTCATCGTCGAAGCACGGGAGACCAACAAGACCCACAGCACCTTCCTCCAGCCATACCTGAAGTTCAGCGAGAAGACCGGCCGCATCCACCCCAGCGTGAACCAGTTGCGCTCCGACGATGGCGGCACGATCACCGGCCGGCTGTCCATGGCCAACCCCAACCTTCAGCAGGTCCCCGCCCGACACGAAATCATCGGCCCGATGGTGCGTAGCCTCTTCCTGCCCGAAGAAGGGCAATTGTGGGCATCAAATGACTTCTCGGCCCAAGAACCACGGCTCTTGGTGCATTACGCATCGCTTTTGAGCTTGCCCGGATCTGAGGACATGGTCGAGGCCTACAAGAACAACCCAAACACCGACTTCCACCAGATGGTCGCAGACATGGCTGGAATCAAGCGCAAAGCCGCCAAAACGATTGGTCTGGGGCTCATGTACGGCATGGGCAAAAACAAGCTTGCAGCGCAGCTGGATCTGGACATTAACGAGGCATCCGCGCTCATCGAGAAGTTCCACCAGAATGTGCCCTTCCTCAAGGGTACGATTAATGCCGTTATGAAGCGGGTCGAGCATCCCAACTCCGGCGGCGCAATCCGTACGCTGCTGGGCCGCAAGTGCCGCTTTCCACTGTGGGAGCCCAGCGAGTGGGGTGTCAACAAGGCGCTGCCTTACGAGCAGGCAGTCATTGCTTACGGCTCAAGGATCAAGCGGGCTGGCACGTACAAGGCCGTGAACAAGCTCATCCAAGGGTCCGCCGCGGATCAGGTGAAGATGGCAATGATCAAGCTCAGAGAAGCAGGATTTCAGTCCATGCTGCAAGTGCATGACGAGCTTGCCCTGAGCGTGAACAACAGGGAGGAAGCGCTGGCTGCTGCGGAAATCATGACCAAGGCGGTTACGCTGGAAGTGCCCAGCCGCTGTGATGTGGAGATCGGCCCCAGCTGGGGCGAGGCAAAGTAAGGCAAAAGAAAAGGGCCCCGCGGGGCCCTTTCTACTGGAACAAAGATTTGATCTTCTGCCACAGGGTTTTTGCTTCCTCCGGCTTCTGATCAAACAGATCCTGCTGCAGCTGCGAGAACCGGTACTCTCCCGAGCCCTTGCCAGCGACAAGTTCGACGCCGACGATGGACCGCGCAGCAAGGGACAGGCCCGCCTTGCGGATCATGGCGCTGCTCATATTCACCTCCTTTGCAATCTCGCTCGTCTTGCCCGAAGCGTGCAGACGCAAATACGATTGCAGTGCCGACTGCGCCAACTGCGACTTGGTCATCTGAATGCTGTTCATTTGAGGCCTTCGAGTTCAATCAGCAGATCGACTTCATGCTTGATCTTCTCGAGATCCTTCAGGCCGTCCTTGCTGCGCCAACGGCTGATGCGCTTGACGATACAGCCTTCAAGGAACGACAGCCTGTTAGCAGTGATGAACTCCACCGGCTGGATTTTCATGTGCTTGTAGTGATCGCCCGATACCTGCACGTTCAAAGCATTGACAGGGACAGGAATTTCAGCAGTGAATTTTCCTTCCTCATCTTCGACCTCGGCAGGGACCATCTTTGCCGGAGCAGCCTTCTTGTACATCTCCTTGATGATCATGCATGTGTAGGGGTATGACGTATCAAATTTTTCAGCAACACTCCGCATAGCTGCACTTGGATTTTTTTCCACAAATTCCCGAATGGCTTGGGCTTTAGATTTCGCAGTCTTTGTTCTCATAGCAATGCATCCTCGTAGTCTGGTTTTGGTTTAGGAATCTTCCGGTTCAACTGCTCCAGCAGCGCACCTTCAACACGGGTAAAAGGCCACCAAGCACGCATATCTTCTTGCGTCAATGGGACCGATGGATTCTTATCGTTCATTGTTTTTCGGCTCGACCTTAAAGGGCCGGCCCGCTCCTAGTTTTTTTTTATCCATACGAACCAGCAGCCCGTTCAGCATGCTGAACCGGTGCATCTTCGCGCATTCGTAACGCCTGTGCAGGCCTGTCGTGCGCTTGCGTGTTTCAATAACCGAGGTCCAAGAACCACATTCCGGACACTTCATTTTGACTTCTTCCCCGCGCCGCTGTACACATTAAAAGTCTTCGGCTTCATTGAAATCATCAGCGAGGTTTTGCTGTTGATCCCCACCGTACCGTAGGCTGGATCACCGACCCGAATCCTCTCGATGGCCTTGGTCGAAGCAATGCTTCTTTTTCTCGAAGTATTGTTCTCATCGAGTTTTTCTCCTCGGCGCTCACGCTCCTCATCGGTAAAGCGTTTCCAATCAAAAGCATTGGCGGGCTTGGTGGTCGTATCTTTCAAAATAAAACAGTCTCTCTTGTAGTCGTATTGAAGCAGGTCAAGCATTATCCATCTCCTCAACGCAGACTTCACCCGGGTCATACCCGATGTCTTGGTAGACAAAATAGTAGACATCTTCCAAGGACTCTGCCTCGATCTCGTACTCATCGCGCCGGCCAGAATCGTAGTTCACAAAAACTTTAAAATTCTTCATTCTTCTTTCCTTTTCTTTGGTAGGGGACACCAGTGTGTCCAAAAGTCATCGCCGTCATAATTGCCGTAGTGAGCAACACCGCCACGGCCCAAAAGCTGAAGCTTCACGGACCGCGGAGTGTCCTCATCAATCGGTATCCAGTACGTGTCTGTGGATACCGCTACCGTATGGGCCGAGTTGATTGTGTGGGTCACAACGCAGTACCCTTCTTGGCGCACGGCCAAGTCTTACCCATGAAATAAATAATGATGGCATCGGCCGACAGATGACGCACCGCAGGGTTGTTCTCCAAGTACTTCTGGGTCATGTCAGCCATCTGCCCCAAGGTCATCGTGCTCGGAGAGCAAAAGGTCACGCCTACATGGGCATCATAGACACCGGCTACATAACCACGGCTCACGCCCCAGTCCACGTTGTTGCCAGCAGTCTCCGCCTTCTTGAAGATGTCCAGCAGCTTGTTGCCATCGAACATCTGCGCCTGCGCAGGCAGGGCCAGCAGCGCGGAGAAGAGTAGTGCGTATCTCATGTGTTCTCCTTGAGTTGTTTAACAACGTCCTCAAATCTATCCAACCACCACGATGCTGTCTTGCCCTCAAGCAGGGGATTGTTCTGGGCGGGACGCATTTCTTTAATGGCTTGCAAAACCTTGTCGTAGTCACTCATGTGTTCTCCTTGAGTTTGGCTTCGGCTCTAGCGTCCATGCAGTCCTTACAAATAAACTTCATTAAGCCGGGATACGTTTTTATGTGCCCGCCGACAGAAGATTTTGACTTCTGGCACTTCCAACACATTTTTAGCGCGTTGTTCATCTGCTGCTTTACGTTGAGCAGAAGGTTGACCGTACTTAAATTTTCAGCAACGATGTTTTTAACTCCACTGCCCCTCATGTGTTCTCCTTAATCATTTTCAAAACATCCTCGTGCGTGAGGCCAATCTTTTCCAAGTCATCGGGGACGCACATGACCTTGGTTGGTTTAATCGCCATCACCTTACCCGTTTCTTCCATGTGTTTTTGAATCGCCGTGATGTAGTCTTTCAAGTTGGCTTCTGTCAGGTCAGTCATGTGTTCTTCTCCTTGAGCTTGGCTTCGATGGCGTGGGCAAAGCGGTACATCTCCCGCGTTTCTTTGTACCCGTCTGTGTCGTGAATTTCCTCAGCCGTCAGCCCTTCCCACGGCTTCTTGTAGTCTTGGATGTCATCGTCTTCTTCTAACCTTTTATCTACCTGAAAAAAGTATCCAGTGGGCGCTTCAATGTCTCGCCGTTCAGCACTGCCATTGCCTGAGTAGGTTATTACTCCTTTTTCTCCTTTTGCCAATTTAAATGGGTGAATTCTTTCTGTTTCGGCATGATTTATTTTTTGTTCCGTTTGTGCCAAGGCATCTATCCATTCCCTTACCTGCGCATCGTCAAGTGACAAGCCTCGTTTCTTTGCAAAGTCTCTGATGGCATCTACGGCTGGCGCTGCGTCATCAGAAGCCGACAACACGATACGTTCTCTGCGTGATGTAAGGTAGCCCATAAAGTCAAACAATGCGCCAGCAATAACAGTGTGCGTTACCTGCGCTGGCTGTGCCAAGGCCATGCCGCCAACAACGTCGATCAGCCTGCGTATCTCAGCCACCAGCGCGGCTGTCGTTTCAACGTCTACTGGGACTACGGCCCCAGACATTAGCCATTCTTCTTTCATGTG